CCCAGTTGTGATCCCCTTGGCAGGCAGGCTGATCTTGGACCACTACCGCATGCCGAGGGGGGTCTAGGATGGCCAACGTGACGGTCGCCCAAATCAAGACAGCCATCAAGACGGCCGCGGATGCCACCTCGAAGTTCGGGAGCGTCTATACCGACTGCCGTGAGCGTATCGAGAAGCCCTCGCCGGCGGCGGTAATGATGTTCCACGACTCGGGCTCTCAAGAAACAGCATCGTACGCCACGTTCCAGCGCACCCCAAACCTGATCCTGTACTTGTTCGTTCCTCGCCTTGCGACCAACGGCGACGCGGAGATGCAGCAGCAGATGGATGAGTCGCTTGAGGATTTGCTGCAGGTGTTCATCGACGACCCGACGTTAGGCGGCCTTGTGGAGTGGTGCTCGGTTGACTCGTGGGATATATCGGTCGCGCAGGAGACAGCGCAGAATGGCGCGATTGTCGTCCGCATGATAGCCGAGGTGCGGGTGAGCGTGCGGTATTCCTGCGAGGCGAGCTAGGATGGCGGACGAAGTCAATGTGCAGGTTCAGATTGAAGGACTTCCTGAACTCCTACGAACCCTCGAACGCCTCCGAGTTTCGCCCGACGACGTTGAAGCCGTCCTGTGGAAGGGTGCTAAGAAGCTCCAGACCAATATCCGTGCCGCGGCCCCCAACAAGACAGGGGCTCTAGTCAAAGGCATCGTGGCTAAGAAAAGCAAGGGCAACACCTTCTTCCGTTCGGCGTTCACCGCGACCGATTTCCACAAAGCCCCCCACGACCACCTAGTTGAGTTCGGTCATAGGATCGTGACCCGAAAGGGCATTGACACAGGCAAGCGAGCCAAAGCCAATGAGTTCTTCTGGCCCACAGTCCAGAGGGACTTCCCCGGCATCGGCAACGAGATCATGAACGACCTCGGAAAACTTATCGACCAGCGTTTGAAGTGACAAAGGAGAGTGAGAAGGATGACCGCGAGATCGGGTTACGGAGCTACGGTCACGATCAACGGAACAAACATTGGTGAACTGGTCAAGGTCAGCGGCGTTACCAAGACCCGCGACCAGATCGAAAGTACGAATTTCGCTTCCACCAACGGCTACAAGACGTTTGTCAACGGCATGAGGGACGGCGGGACCATCCATATCGATACGCACTTTGACCCGGCCGATGCCGGGCAGGTCGCCGTAGACACCGCATTCGAGGCGGACAGCACCGTGGCCATTGTGATCACGATGCCCACTGCCTTCGGTACGACTTGGTCAGCTACCGCGAACGTGGCGGGTGTGGGCGTTGGAGAAATCGACCATGCCGGGCTCGTGCCGTTTTACGGCGATTTCAAGATCACGGGCAAGCCTACGTTGGCGATAACCGCCTCCAACAACATCACCGCCCTTACCGTAACCACAGCGTCCGCGTTCCCGACGTTCGCTCAAGCCACGAAGTCCTATGTGCTGGACGCCGCCGCTGCAACCAGCGTCACCTTCAACGCGACTTTTGCGGCCGGCACATGCGTCCTCAAGGAGAACGGCGTCCTGACCCAGACGCTTACCACCACCGTCGAGTCGGCGGCCGTAACGTGCTCTGCGACGCCCAAGACCGTCACGCTCGAAGTCACGGAGACTGGCAAGACGACCAACGTCTACACGTTCTTGCTGGTTAAGACCGCTTAGGAGGGCGATTAATAATGCCGATGCCAATGCGTATCGACCTTGGCGGCCAGACCCGCGAACTGAAGTACAGCTACGGCGCGATAAGGGCCGCTGAGCGTGAGGCCGGAGTAGGGTTTGCCAAACTCATCTCCCCTGAGCGTCAGGGCTTCGACTCGATGTGCATTCTGACTTGGGCTGGTCTGCGGCACGAGAACAAGCGGCAGACCGTTGACCAGGTGGAGAAGATGCTCGACCGGTACATCGAAGACGGGGGTACCCTCACCGCTCTGGGCATCGTCGTGAGCGCGGCGCTCATGGAGAGCGGCGTCTTCGGCAAGCAAGCGGCCGAGGAGACGGCGGGGGGAAACTCCTAGATCCGGTAGACGGAGACGGTGAGGAAGAAACCGTAAAAACCGAGCCCCCTCTACTGGACGACATATGGCAGGAGCTTTTGCGCGAGGCGCACATTGTCGGCTACAAACCGTGGGAATTCGAGCGCCTGACTCCTGCGGAATGGGAAGCGATTAAGGAAGGCGAGAAGATTAAGCAGAAGCAGCTTGACCTTCGGACCGCGCTCCTCTGCGCGGTAGTCACCAAGGTTCATTTGCCTCCGGATGCGACGCCTCGCACCGTCGAGGACTTCATGCCCAAGGAACGCCACCAGCAAACGCCCGCGGACCACTTGGCCGCGATAGAGGCGATTACGGCGGTTTTGGGCGGCACAGATGAGAGACCGCGCCGATAAGTAAACAGGAAGAGTGGCTCGATGCTGCTCTTCCTGTCCACCGTTAGTCGGGTTGAGGGTTTTGTTTCAACGCCCACGCCAACAGCCATTTGATGGCAGCGGCCCTGGACTCGAAACGATTCTGAAAGCGGAAGTCGTCGATGAGTTCAATGAGTTCTCGATCCATCACTAGGGTTATAAGCGGTTTCTTGCTTGGCACGTTCATCAACCTCCATAGCCATCCTAACCTACAGAATTCTTATTGACAATAGGGTTATGTAGGTTATGCTAGATACAGAACTAGCAAACGGTCCACGAGACCGGGATGAACAGGGGGGCTTAGTTCGATGAACGGTAAAGTGTCCAGGGTGAGATGCAATCCGCTGTGTCCGGCGGCTCATTTTCATGGGACCTGCGAGGCCGGTTGCTATCCCGCTGAATGCGAGATCACCGGAGCAAAGGTCTTCCCGATGGAGGCTGCGCAACATTGCACATTGGACCTCGGCGATCAGGGCCAGCATTCCGCCATGAAGGACATGCTTTCCGTTGTAGAAAAGGCTCGTGCTCATCTTGACGTGGTATTGGTTGATTCGGGAACTGATGCCACGTTATAGGGTACTGCTGGATTTGGGAACTGGGAGGGTGCGCTAATGGCTTCGATGGGATATATCACAAAGATATGTGCCCGATGCGGCAAACCTTTCCGTATACCGGGATACTGGCCGTATCGCAAATATTGTAGCAAGGAATGTGCTCAGACTGCGCCAGCGGAGAGGGTTGCGCTGACTTGTGTGATATGCGGGCGTACCTATTATGTGGTTCCCAGCAGGGTTGGCCTCAGCAAGTGTTGTTCGGTGGAATGCGTGCACGAATACTGTCGTAGACTCCGTGGGCCCGTAACTGTCAAGAGGCGACTACGTTACAGGCAATGGCAACGGGTGAGGAAACAAGTGTTGGAACGGGACGGTTATCGTTGCCAACAATGCGGATCGGTGAAGGGTTTAGTTGTACACCATATTCGCCCCTGGGTAGAGACGCAGGATGATTCCTTGGGCAATCTGATCACCGTCTGCCGTGCCTGTCATGCTCGACTTGAGTTTGCTGTGAAAAAGAAAGGGATAACTGTACCAGATATACCTAGCCTAGCGTAGCGGCGGTAAGAGGCCGAACAAGCAAGATAACAAAGAGGACCGCGGGCCAACCCGGTCCTTTTTGTTTTGTCCAGGAAGGGAGGGGTTAAGCTTGGCGCAATCCACGACGAAAAACCTGATTGTCAAAATGAGCATGGACACCTCCGCGTTTTTCAAGGAAATAGATCGCACTACGAAGGCGCTTGACCGTGCCCTCAAACCCATGGAGAACGTGGGTAAAAACCTCACCAAGCGTGTTACCCTGCCTCTTTTGGCCATAGGTGCCGGAGCGTTGAAAGCGTCAATCGATTTTGAGACGGCCTTTGCTGGTGTGCGGAAGACCGTGGACGCCACGGAAGACCAGTTCGCAGCCTTGGAAAAAGGTATCCGCAACATGGCGAAAGAGATACCGATGGCGGCCACCGACATCGCCAAAATCAGCGAGGCGGCCGGGCAGTTAGGCATCCGGACGGACGCCATCCTCGGCTTCACCCGGGTCATGGCCGACCTGGGTGTGACCACCAACCTTACAGGAGAAGAGGCAGCCACGTCCCTCGCCCGTCTTGCCAACATCACCCAGATGTCTCAGGACAAGTTTGGAAACCTCGGGTCCACGATAGTCGCCCTGGGTAACAAACTGGCTACCACCGAAGCCGAGATCGTGGAGATGGGTCTACGTATCGCCGGCGCAGGCCACACGGTAGGGATGACCGAAGCGCAGATCCTATCCTTCGCCGGCGCGTTGTCCTCTGTAGGCATTGAGGCGGCGGCAGGCGGCTCTGCGATATCCAAAGTGATGATCTCCATGGCCAGCGAAGTTGCGTCGGGCGGCAAGAAACTGTCGCTCTTTGCGGATGTCGCGGGCATGACTGCTAAACAGTTCCAGACAGCGTGGGCCCAAGATGCGGCAGGGGCGCTGGTTGCGTTCATCTCGGGTCTCGGGCGGATGCAGCAAAGCGGCGAGAACGTCTTTCCTGTACTGAACGAGCTCGGTTTGTCCGAGGTCAGAGTCCGTGATGCGATGTTGCGCGCCGCCGGGGCCGGGGACTTGTTTACCGAGGCCCTGAATTTGGGTACCAAGTCCTGGTCAGAGAACATCGCGCTGACGGGCGAAGCCTCCAAGCGTTACGGTACTACCGAGAGCCAGATGAAGATTCTTTGGAACAGAGTTAAAGACGTGGGTATTACCCTCGGCAAAACTCTTGCCCCTTCGCTCCACAAGGTCTTAGATGCGCTTAAAGGGCTGCTTGACAAGGTGGCGTTGGGTGTGCAGTGGTTCGCCAACTTGGATCCGCGGATACAGTCCGTCGCCATAGGGACGATGGCGCTGTTCGCCGCCTTGGGGCCGGTGCTTCAGACATTCGTCGCGGTAGTCAAGACCGCAGGGTTTTTGGAGATAGCTTCCACGAAACTCGCCGTGAAGCTCGGCTTGGCCGGAGTCGCGGGTCACACCGCTGCTGCGGGCACGGCTGCGGCGGGTACCTCCGCTGCGGTAGCCACGCCTGCCGTTACGGGCTTGGGCACGGCGGTCAAATTCTTGCTGGGGCCGTGGGGCCTGCTGATCACCGGAGTCGGCCTGTTTATCGGCCTGGCAGGAAAACTCGAAGGCGCAGTGGAGACCAGCACCCAAAAGATGCAACGCCTTGAGCGCGAGGCGTGGATGGCAGCCGGAACCTTGGACGGCGATTTGTCGCCGGCGCTTGGAGAGGTTGCGGTACAGGCCAAGGATTTCGCGGGCGTCGCGGACTCCGTAACATCCTCAAACGGCTTCCTGAGCCGGAGTCTGGGGCGCCTGGGGGACGACGCCGCAGACTTTGCCAGTGAGGTCAAGGCCAACGTTACACCTGCAACGTCTGATTTTGCCGACCATCTTGAAGGCCTCCAATCCTCCATCTCCGGTCTCGGTCTTGACCTGGACATCTCCAAAGTCCGTTTCGAGCGACTCACGGCAGGGTTCGACCCTCTCAACGACAAAGCCACAATCCTCACCGCCACGTTGAACTTCGAGCAAGAGCAACTCGGCCTGGTCGAACAGCGGATCGATACGCTATCCGACGCTTACCAGCAACTAGCCGCCACCAAGGGCGCCGACCACGAGGAATCCAAGAAGGCGCTCCTTGATCTAGAGCAGGAGAAGTTGAAACGCGATGAGCTCACAAGAAGCATCGACGAGAACAAGAGGGCTTTGGAGGAAGAATCACGCCAATCCCTTCTTTCCGCTCAGCAATTGGAGTTGATGAGGGCGGGCAAGTATGAAGAGGCGCTGAAACTCGGAGGCGTTTTGCCCCCGGTCACGGCAGACGCTGCGCTGATGAAACGCGCGCAAGAGATGGCTTCCAAGATTGAGATGAAATTCGATTATTCCGCGGACACGGATACCATAGCGAACATCCTCCGGCAGCACCCCGAGATCACGGGTTACCGCGACGTTACGAAGTACCTTCCCTGGTTCGGTTACTCGGTCCCTGGTATGGCCCTGGGCGGCACCACCGTGAATCCTGGCATCTACGACGTCGGCGAGCGAGGCAGAGAGCGGGTGTTTTTACCAGGAGGCACCACTGTTGTTCCTTTGACGGGAGGCGGGGGCATCGGAGGCTACTCCTCCCAGACCATCATCTTCGAAATGGACGGGGTGGAAATCGGCCGTACGGCTGTCAAACACATGCCCGGGATCCTGCGGGTGAAAGGGGTGACTGCATAAAATGGCTATCACGCTTACCATCGGCGGCACGGATAGAAGCGAGTATGTTGCTGCCCAGTCTCTGAACATCGCCAGCGTGCTGAGCGCCAGGGACGACCTCCGTTTCACGACCCACGACGAGGCGGGCGTGTACAAGCCCGGCGTCGGGCAGGAGGTCATAGTTGAGGACGGCGACACTAGGTTGTTCGCGGGGACGGTCGACTCGGTTGTCGAACGGTTACAAGCTGGCACGACCGTGCTCTACTGCGACTGCCAGTGCGTGGACTCCAACCAGCTCTGCGACAGGCTGCTGGTTGCCGACATCTACGAATCGACGCTGGCCGGGGACATCGTGGCCGACCTGATCGTCGATTACCTGGCGGCTGAGGGCGTGCTGGGGACCAGAACCGGGGCGACGTTTACGAGGGCCACCACCGCCTACAAGCTGGACGGCACGGCTGTTGGGAGCGGGGAGGCCAGATACGAGGATGCGGCAAGCGGGTTCGGCAAGGCGGTGATGGTGCAGAAGGGCGCTACTAATATTGTCCCGTCGTCCTACGGTCTGATGACCGTGGATACTGACGCTGACGGCGTGGTGGATGGGTTCACAAAGGCCAACAGCAATTCAACATGCGTGTACAGCCTTGACGGCGGGCAGAAGATAACGCTTGCCGGCCTCACGCTTGCGAGCGCATACGGGCAGGTATCGCTCGTCAGCAATAGAAGCGCCGTCACTCCGGGGCAATCGTACACGTTCAGTGTGGACGCTAAATTGGCACGGACTGCGGCAGAGATAGTCGATCTGTATGTTACCTGGTACACGGCAGGCGGCGGCGCTATTTCCTCCGTGGCGCTCACGAATCAGAACCCCGGTACGTCATACGCCAGGCTCACCCTCACAGGCACAGCCCCAGCCACCGCTGCTACCGCCAATCCTATTGTACGTCTACGTTCCACCGCAATCACGGATACGGGTTCCGCGTGGTTCCGTCACGCCATGTTCGAGCAGCGGGCATACGCGACCTCGTTCCACGAGACTACCAGGAACGCCGAAGTCCTCACCTCCCCCAAGGCGGGCGCGTTCTCCGACTCCGAAGGTTCGCTGCAAAAGCGTATCAAGCCTCTTCGTTCCTACGGCACCAATCACCAGTACATCTTCGACGGGGGCGGCGCGGCCAACCACAACCTCCAGGTCTACATCGATTCAACGACAGGCAAACCCACGTTGGTCTATGGTGATGGCGCGGCTGACGTTACGATAACCTCCAGCGGATCGGCTGTCGTCTCAGGCACGCATTACGGCATCGGCTGGAAGTGGTCTTCGGCAGGTGTGACGCTGCTAGTTAACGGGGTTTCCGTGGGCACCGACGCGACGGCCCCCGACATCGTGTTCGGCGCTACGGTCTACTGGGGCTGCGAGGCTGACGGCACATTGCAGTTTGACGGGCTGATCTATGATGACCGCGCCTCCGTCCGCGCCCGGACCGCCGCCGAGTTTCTTGCCGACCACAACACCGGCTTACCTCTCCCGGTGGACCAGTGGACGACCAGCAAAATGCCCTTCAACAGTGCGCTCACGGCGACCACCCAGATCCAGGACGGGCTTCTGCTGACCAAGGCCGTGTTCAACTATCGGACGGTGACCGAGGCCTTCAACGAACTCGCTGAGTTGTCGGGTTACTCCTGGAACATCGATCATTACAAGGTCATGCACTTCTTCGCCCGAGAGACGAATTACGCGTCCACGGCGATCACCGGGGCGAACGCCCGCAATTTCTCGGCCAGGACCACCAGGGACCAGTACCGCAACCGTCAGTACGTCAGGGCGGGTTACGCGTTGACGGCAGAGCGGACGGAGAGTTTCGTGGGGGACGGGACGAGGAAGGTGTTTACGTTGGCCTTCCCCTGCGGCAAAGTGCCAAGCGCCGTCACGGTGGACGGAACACCCAAGACCATAGGCATCCGCGAGGTCGAGACGGGCAAGGACTGGTATTGGCAGAAGGGCGAGACGACCATCTCCCAGGACGACGCGGCGGGGGCGCTCGGGGGCGCGGAGATCCTGGCCGTGACCTATCAAGGCTTGTATCCACTCATTGTGGACAACCGCAACTCTCCGGAGATCGCGGCCCGGCAAGCGGTTGAAGGCGGGACCGGTCTCTATGAGGCAATCGAGGACGAACCCGACTACGACGACGATTCCCTGGCCATAGACAAGAGCAACGCGCTTCTGCGGAAATATGGCCGCATCAACAAGACGGTTGTTTTTGAGACGGACGAGACTGGCTTTCGAGCGGGACAGCTCGTGAGCATTACGTTATCCGAACTTGGCTTGAGCGGCTTCTACCTCATAAGCCAGGTGACCATCCGCGACGTGACGGGCCTCGGCGACCTGCGGCATGTTGTTACCGCCCTGGACGGAGAGGACCTGGGAGGCTGGATCGAGTTTTACCGGAAGCTCGCGGCGGCCGGACAGAAGTTCGTCATCAGGGAGAACGAAGTGCTGGTGACGCTTAGGTACATGGAGGACGAGCTGGTGTGCGGGGATGAGTTGACGGTGAGTACAGGGCTTATACGATTCCCTGGAACCGCCGTGGACGACGCTTCTGTCGGAACGCAGGCCTGGGAAAATCCAGGCAACGTCTGTGTTGACGATGATGCCGCAGCAGTAACCGAAGGCGCTATATTGGCGACAACGTATTCTCATTACCTCAAGGCGTCGTCCTTCGGCTTTAACATTCCGTCAGGAGCGACCATTTATGGTATTGAGGTCGCTGTGAGCCGTCACGAGACGCAAGCGATTTACAGAGTTACCTATGACAATATACTGAGGCTCTTGAAGGACGGCGTTGTCGTAGGGAACGATAAGGCCGACACAGGTTCAGAGTGGCCCGAGACGTTTACGCTCAGGTCCTATGGCGCTTTGGATGACCTTTGGGGGATAGAATGGACTCCATCAGATATTAACGCAGTCGGTTTCGGGGTGGTGCTATCCGTTAAGGATGTATCGTCAGTTCCTAATGTTGCGCAGGGTTTTGTTGACTATATCAAGATCACTGTCTACTACAGGGGGGCATAGTAGTATGTCAAAGGTTCCCAGGCCCAAGCGTGCAAAGGATTCTCTCCGCTTGCGCGGAGATCTCACCGTATCTATCTTGGATGCTGCGACGGGCCAGATCCTCTCCCGGGAGACCGTCAAGAACCTTTCAGTCCTTACAGGTCGCAACCTCATCCGGGACTTCCTCTACGGCGACGCGGTGACTGGCCTCACCCATTTCGCGGTGGGTACGGGGGCAGTAGCTCCCGTTGCCGGCAATGCAACCCTGGGGGCCGAGGTCTTTCGGGACACCATCACCGCGCTGACCAAGGCCGATGGTAAGCTGACCGTAACGTACTATCTCGCCAGCGGTTCGGCCAACGGCCATACCTTGACCGAGGCGGGGATCTTCACGGCAGCGATAGCCGGGACCATGTACTCCCGCGCGGTCTATACGGGGATCCCAAAAACTTCCAGCATCGCGATAACTTACTCCTGGGATCTGACGTTCACGCCGGGCTAGATTAGGATCGGCCTTGTTGCGGATATCCCTCGCTAGGCAGGACGGCCACGGTCCACCGGACCCCCAGCTCCGTCCTGCGCTTAAGGGATAGCATTTGGGCCTGGAGAGACTTGGTCTCGCCCGACGGCAGTACGACCTTAAACCAGACCTTGTGATGTCCTCGGACGGGGCGGGAGACCAGTGTCGCGTTCTCCCACTTTTTGTGGAGCACAGCGAAACCGCCTTCCAAGTTCGCGGCGCACCACTCGCTGAGGGTTACCGGATGGACGGCGTCGACACTCGTCTTCATTTCACGAACACCGCCACAATCATCATGCCGTATGAACCGCCTTCCACGACAGCAATTCCAACCTTGGCGAAGTCGCCGAGCACGTTGCCCTTGTGGGAGGGGCTTTCCATCCAAGACGCAAAAGCGTGGGCGACGGAGGTATCCCCGGCAAGGTTTTCGCCGGCGCGGTCGAACTCTATGCCGGCCTTACGGAGCCGCGTATAGACGGTGGATTTGTTGGGCGAGACATGGCCGAAGTAATCCCTGGCGATCATGTCGGTGGCGTGGGCCCGGGCGACCTTGGATACCTCGGAGTTCATTGCCAGCAACGGCAAATCCGCTTCCTGTCTGGCTTCGTTGATGAGACTCAGTAAAACTGCTTCTGGTGTCGTGGGTTTAGCGGCGGCGCAGGAAGCGGCACCAAGGAGGGAGAACAACGCTATCACGATTTTCACAGAACACCTCTTCAACACCGCACACCCCCTCAACACCGCACACCCTCCTTTGAATGCCAAGTGTATTCTGTCCAGTTGTGCGACTCAATAGGTCTCTATTCCTAAGAACCGTGATTCGTTCCATCTTGAACAATGTATTCCTTACTTTGGCATCCATTCCCGGATACGATGCGTCCTTGGTTTTGTCGCGGAGGTTACAGATTTTTGGTTTCCGTGTGATTCATGGTTACCGATAAAGGCATCAAGGAGCCGCTCCGAGTGGGGCGGCTCTTGCATTACAGGGGGAGGCGGGGCGGATGTCAGCGATCAACGGGATCACACAGGAGCCGATGGCCAAGGTCGCCCAGGCTCTTGGCGAGATCAAGACCACGACGGACGACCATGAGAGGCGGATTGGCGACCTGGAGAAGGCGAGGGAGAAGGACATGGAAGCACGGGAACAGGACAACCGCAGCAGACGTAGTCTAACCATCACGCTCATCTTCCAGTCGCTACTTTTCATTGCCAACCTTGTAGCAGCCCTTGCGATGAGGGGGTAGTGAGATGAGCCTGGTCACTTGTGGTCAGCCCAAAGACATCGACCTGGCCGTCCCGCCGCTCGTAGAAGGTAAGCCCTCAGGCGTCACCATCAAAGACATCGCCGAAGGCTTCAGCAAGTACGTCACCCGCGACTGGGCGCGGGCGTGCAACGTCGAGTACCGCGCAGGGCCCAGCGGTCCCTCGGTGAGCCTCATTGCCGAGGGCGGGCGCATCTACACCCAGGGCGATCCCCGTTGGCCAGTGATGCTGGCAACAGCGCAAGGGCTCATCATCAAGGACGCCCCCACGCAGGCGGAACTCCTGGCTGCACAGTGGGCTTTCGGCGCAGGGCCTTGGCTCATCCGCGAGGGCAAGGCAACTGATCTTGTCGCCGAGATCAAGGCTGGCGGGTATGACCGATGGGATCCCGCTGCCAAGAAGGAGCAAGCGGCCATCGGCATCCGTGCCGACGGCGCAGCGGTTCACTGGGCATCCATGAACGCCTCGATCCAGGACTCGGTTGCCGCGCTGCTCGCTCGTGGGTGCGTCAACGCCATCAAACTCGATTCGGGTGGCAGCACCTGCGTGATGGACGCGAGTGGCAAAATCCTCCTCGGGTACTCGGTGAGGCAGGTATGCTGCGCTCTCGTGTTCAGGCGGCTCGTTGAGGACCTGACTATCGAGGCTCAGACATCCCACCAGGCTCCTCCCGAGCCGAAGAACGAGGACCAGATGATCGTCTGCATCGACCCCGGCCATGGCGGCATCGACCCGGGCGGCGTCGGGCCCGATGTGACTCTGGAGAAGACCATCACACTCTATGTCGCGAAGCGCGTCAAGGAGTGCCTCACGCGCGCGGGTGTGAAGGTAATCATGACCCGAGAGACCGACAGGGCACTCATCTCAGGGCCGGGCGGCGCCCGCAAGGAGGAAGTCATGGCTCGGGCGGCCGTGGCCAACGTCAACAGGGCCCACTACTGTGTCAGCATCCATGCGAACACCGTGACGGATCCTGAGGTCCACGGCTATGAGGCGTTCTTCTGGCACGGCAGCGTCAACGGCAAGCGCCTGGCGGAGTCCATATCCCGCGCTTACGGAATAGCGACGGGCATGCACCGGCGAAGGGTAGACCCCGCGGCCTACTGGATCCTGGACTACACCCACATGCCGGCGGCGCTCATCGAACTAGGCTTCATCACCAACGTGGGTGATCGGACCCGGCTCAAGGAGATCTCGTTCTTGCATGAGGCGGCCTTAGGAATCGGTTTCGGCATACTTGGCATGCGGGCAACGTAGCCCGGAGAAAGGAGTCTCTATGCTGACAATCATAGGCGTCATGGTGTTCATCTGGATCTTCCTGGCCTACATCGTTGAGAGGGCCGTCGAGGCGACGGTGACCGTCATTCCGTTCCTGGATAAGAAGGTCATCTGGGGATGGCCGGTCAACCTACTCCTCGCCCTCGTGTACTCGATGGTGCTTGCCTTTGGCGCCAACCTCAACTTCTTCGCCATGTTCGGCGTCGAGTACAAGTGGGCAGTCATCGGTACGGTATTGGCAGGCCTCTTCATGGCAGGTGGGGCGAAGTTCGCTCACAGCATCTTCAAGTGGTATTCCGAGAACAAAGGGATCGTTGACGAGAAGCCGCCTGAAGCACCGGCGACGTAGCCGAACGGGTATCTCGCATCCATAGTTGGAGAGCAACCAAGCCCCCGACCTTCATGGCCGGGGGCTTTTCTGTTTTCCACACCAATCCTTGATTTTGCTCCTCGCCCCTCGAAAAACCACGCGCTACGAGGCGATTTAAGGCCCCCTTCTCGCTGTCCCCCTACTCCGGGTCAGCCCACCCCAAGAAATGCCGTTAAAACGTATAGGTCTAGCAGGGGTTTTGGTGAAGGTTTTGGGGCGTAGCAGCCTCTATCCAACTTCTCATCTAACCATCACGAACCTCCCCAACACCCCCACCGTCACTCTCTCGCCTGTGCGGAATACCGTGAACAGCCCGCAATTGTACTCCGTAGTCGCCGCCTCAATCATGGGCGCCGCAAGTGTCATTATGAGCGGGTCGGCCTGGGCGCCAACCTCCTCGGCGGCCGTGTCGCGCATCCACGCCGAGTACGACGCAACACCCGGGTTCGAGAGGAGGAGGGCAAATATGACGATGGCCATGATGATGGACGTGCCGCGTTTGGTTCGATAGGTCATTGCGCTACGTAGCCCTCCTTTGGGGTAGTATGCCCAAGGGGAACACGGCAGATTCTGGTCAAGGAGTAGGGTATTCTACGCGGAACAAAGAAGCCCCCGACCCTAGCGGCCGAGGGCTTTTCTGGGCGCCACGCTCTGGTATTAAGGGGCCAGCTTTCCCCCGCAGGCCTTGAACAAGGAATGAGCGTCGAAATTGGCCCAGTTGATTTTGTCGTACATCTCACGGGCGATAGTGAACTCTGCGGCCCTGGTCCACTTGTAATTGCCTAGGTT